CTTCAGTTTAAAATCAGATGTTTCAATATCTCTCATGGTCTCTGCTACACCCATAGCAGGTTGGAAACCAAACTGTTTGATGTATTCGTATGAAAGACAACGAGTGAATGCACTAATCTCTTTAGTCAAAGGTAACGTCCACTCTTCTTGTAAGTGACCCCTTAGACTTGTCCTAGCATCTGTATCAGAGTTCTTCACTAGTGAATCCATACTACCTCGCAGTTCTGCTGCTACAGCAGATGGAACCTCTGCTGTTAGGTATCCAGGTGAGTTCAACCAATGAACATCATATGAAAAATTGCTCATTCTGTAGTGCGTTTCTTTCCTATATTATATTTTGATTCTAGTGTCCACTCACCCTTCTCTTTAAATGCTATAACTTTGATTTGACTTAAAGGTGCGACTTCTTTTATATCAGTTTCTTTTACGATCTCTACGAGACCCCAATCAGATAGTAGTTTAATAATTCTATTTCTTCTTTGTACATCATTATCTGATAGGTTTGCTTTCTTTCCGTCTAATGCAAATAGTTCTTTAAAATGTACGATGTAGTATTGTCCTTTCTTATGGAGGATATGACATGACTGAAAAAGTTTTCTCTCTTTACGAGATGCAACTCCTATGCGAGTAAGTGTTTCACGAACTTTCAAAAAATCATCAGGTTCTTTGAGGTTCACTTCAATCATATTATCTTTAGTCCATTCAACTTCATTCATCTTCTCTTACCCCCTTTGTTCAGTTTGGATTTAATGTAGTCTAGTTGTGTAGGAGATAGGATGCGTAATGCTTGCTTTGCCTTTTCATTACTATAACCATAGTATTCTTTGACAACATCAAGATCTTTCACCTTATCCTGTTTGCCCCAAGGAGAAAATCTTTTCCTAGGTCTGACTATATGTATATAAAAATCATACTGTAAACGCTTATCAATCTCAGGGTGCATATTCATTTCATTGGCATACAATACAGTATCCATATGATGTGACATACACTTGTTGACTATGTAAGGAGGATAGTTCTTTTCCCAACCAGGATCTTCAGTTTGGAATACAGATTTCTTATCAAGGTTGATAGAGTTTAGGTATGCTGAGAGAGGATACCGATCATCATATGCCATAATTTAGTAGTAAGAGTTCTTTACGTTTTTGTTGTTCTTCCATATAATCGCCTGTTGATCTCAATGTATATGTGTGATCGTATTCTTGCACCTGCCACCCTTTGAATCTTTCCTTTATCAACTTGTCTGAGTTGTATGAAACCATCTGGTCACAATCACATGCTGCACACTTACGGTAAAATCTATCATGATCAAACCCTTTGTGCATATCTCCTTTGTGTCCATAAAGATTATCTTTGATAGCATAAGGAGGATCTAAGTATATGAATGTATGAGGATCATCTTCCATTATTTTTTCAAAGGTAAAGTTTGTTATGTGCCATTTCTTAATCAGTAGTGAATAGTATGGAAGATTGTCAATACCTTTTAATGAAAAGTTTTGATCTGATGCTTGCTTACTAAATGATGCGTTCTCTGTCAATCCACTAAATGAACATTTGTTTACGACATAGAATGCTACTGCCTTGTGAAATGGTTCACTGTTCCACTCACTCTTTTGAAGATACTCCTTTGAGTCAAGAAAAAGATTTCTAGCAGAACTTTGATCTGGATATTTCTGTTTTAATTGAACTAACTCATTCCTGAGTTTATCCCCAGATAACTGCAGTTGTCTCCAAAAAGTATATAATGGTTCATACAAATCATTCACCCAGATATCCAAATGAGGATACATCTGTGTGATGTATATTGCTACAGATCCACCACCTAAGAAAGGTTCGCGATATTCTGTATACTCATTAAAACTAGGGAAGTGTTGTGCCATCTTCTTAACAGCACGAGACTTGCCACCAGGATATCTAAGAGGTGTTTTAAGATTCATTTAGGAATACAATACCAGGAGGATAGTCTCTAAAATCTCCTGATGGAGGAGGAACTATTCGTTCGTATGTACCACTTTCTCTTGGGTACTGATCGATCAATGCTTCCACTGCTGTATCAAACCATCTGTTCATGGACTTTGCCATAGCACGATAAGAAGTTCCAAGGTATAGTTGACCTGCAACAACAGATAGAGTTGCGGTTCCCCAGAACATGTAGTAAAACCTAGATTTTACTTGTGCTCTTACTTTTTCACGTTTAGTCATCATGATCATCCCATGGGTCAGTTAAATCCTTATTAGAAAAGAATCCTCTTATTATACCATAAGTTGTTAATATTGCAAATGCTCCTACGACTATTGCAACAAACTGTCCTGTTTGATTTAAACCTGCAAAGTTACCGTGAGGTATCAATGTGTCATAACACTTTGCTATTTGTTCTGGATCATTCCAAGTACCAGGTAATGTGTATACTGGTGGACATGATAGGAAAAGATTCATTTGAAGTTACACTCCATCATAAGTTGAGTAAGGCATGCAAGAAGGTTTATTTCTTGATCTGCTACGAATGCAGATTTGTATTGATAGTCTGCAATAATTAGAACTGCTGCTGCAGTGCTAGGACCATCCATGATACCTGTAAGATTGTCGTATAAGTTACGCATGATGGATGCAGGATCTGAATCTAGATTCTGAGTGACCCATGCTTTTACATCATTGAACTTCTTTGCTTTCATACTCTCACAGAGAGTATCAATCTTAGCATCACCAAGTGTTGCTAGTATCCCTGTATCTATACTACCTGTAGATGCATACCTTTGAAGTTCATTCAAAGTTCTTCTAAAGTCAGGAAAATATTTCTGGATTACTTCTGCTACAACTTTGTCTGAGAAAGAAACATCCTCTGCCATGAGGATACCACGACATCTTTCAAAGAACTTTGCTGCAAGTTCTTGTTTAACTTTACCACGAACATTAAAATTAACTACAGTTGTTCTACTGTGTAAAGGTTCAATGATCTTGTTCTTAAAGTTACATGTAAAAATAAATCTACAGTTCTTTTGGTAAGTCTCTATCGATGCCCTAAGTAAAAGTTGTACATCTGGGGTAGTGTTGTCTGCTTCATCGATGATAAGGATTTTGTGCTTTGCTCCACCTGTAAGAGATACAGTCGCAGCAAAGTTTTGTGCTTGGTTTCTAACGGTATCGAGGAATCTCCCCTCGTCCGATCCATTGATAACATAGAAGTCTGCTCCAAGTTCATTACAAAGTGCTTTCGCAATAGTAGTCTTACCTACTCCTGCTGTGCCAGACAAGAGGAGATTAGGTATCTCCCCCTGCTCAACAAAACTAGAGAAGGTATCTTTCACATTCTGTGTGAGAATACAATCCTCTACTTTCTTAGGACGATATTTCTCAACCCAGAGAAAATCATCATGCATTTGGTTCTAGTGCAATAAAGTATTTGATACCGTTGCCTTGAAACTTAGCAACGTTCTTACTACTGATAGATACGTCATACGCACCTGCAAGTAGTTTTAAGTTTTCTACTCTGAAACAGTAGCAGAAGTTTTCGGTTGTAGTTCCAACTCTAACAGAGAAGTTATTAGAAGTTTCATTCTTCTTATCTGTTACAGTTAAGTTCATTTCTTCTCCATCACCAAACAGACATAAGTCTGGAAGTGCGTAGATAGATGCTGCCTTATTAAGTTGTCTTAAAGTTTCAGCATCAAGATGAAATGATACATCCATACTTGGAAGTTTAATCTCTTCCTCAGGTGCTTGAGTTATAATATCAGGATCTGCATAGAAGTATCTGGTCTTTGATCTACCTGCAGCATCAGTGATAGTTACATAACTCTTACTATCAGTATTGATCTTTGGTTGATCTAATAGCATAAGACCATTGATGAACATGCCTAGGTCATAGATTGCTATCTCAGAATCAAATGCTTCTTCTACATCAGCAACTGCTAAGATGTTCTTATTAATACTTAGAGTTGATAGTTGATTTCCTGGTTTGATTACTATTGATTTGTTGATAGTACAGAAGTTTTTTAAAATCTCAACTGTTCTAGGTGTTATGTCAATCATTTGGTTTCTAGACTTTTTAATAGTTGTGTATGTTGGGATGGTTACTGTCATTGTTGTTCTGGTTAAAATGGTAAAGAAGAATGGCATAGTGCATTATCTTTAGCATATCATCTTTGGGTGTGCCTTTACGATCATATCGGGAGGCATACTTTAGAATATTGCTACGACAAAATGCTTCTGCATCACCACAAGCTTCGATTAAGTCTAGTGTCTGAATATTCCCAGAAGAATAATGGCGATCATACGTCGAGGAGACATATGACCGCACTTCATCAAGGATCACATCTTCATTGTATTTCATTATCTAAGAGAGTTATCTCAAATATATTATAGCATAAAAAAAGAGGGTGTCAAGCACCCTCTGATTTTAGAATCTTGATGATGTATCTTCTGATGCATCAGGTTCATAACCATGGTCATCTTCCATGTCTTCTCCTGCATCAACCTTAGTGTAAAGGTCAAGGAATGATTGCTTAGTATCTTCATCGAATCTACTGATACAGTTGGTCACTGCTGTCAAACGATTGCCGAAGATAGCAAATGCTTTAGCGATGTGAACTAGACGACGTGTAGTTACAACCTCATCAACACCACCATCATAGAATGTCTTACGGATAATACCTGCCCACTTGACAAGTAGTTCAGTGAACTCTTTATCACATCCGTTAGCAAGAAGAATCTTAGTCTCAACAGTTGCAGTAGGATACTCTTGCTCAAAGGTTACAGGGAATCTTTCTAGGAATGCTTCATTGAGTACGTTAGTACCAACGAATCTACCATCATCAGAACCTTTACCTTTGGTATTAGCAGTTGCGATTACGTTGAACCCTGCTGCAGGTCTGACATACTTACCAATCTTCTTGAGGAAAACACCCTTGCCTTCTAGCACAGATTGTAAACATAGAATCTTGTTTGATGCAAGGTCAATCTCATCAAGTAATAAGATAGCACCTCTCTCAAGTGCTTCAACTACAGGACCGTTATGCCATACAGTAGAACC